AATGCGTCACAGGTCCCTGCTGTTCTGATCCGCGATCCGGCGCTGCGGCAGCTTAGTGCCGTACGCCTGTGTCACGAGGTCAGAGATGGTCTGCATGTCTGACGCCTGGACCATCGCGCCTAGATTGCCAAGGCCCTTGATCGTCGGCAGGCCGCCCGGACCCTCGACGCCCGGGGTGGTCGTCTTGGTCTGCTTGGTCTTGGTGCCGTCTGCCTTGGTGCTCTCGGTCTCGGTAGTCTCCGCGCCGTCCGCGACCTCGCCCGCGCCCTCGGGCACGATGCCGGTGAGCGCGATGATGGCCGCGTCCACCTGAGCGCTGATGATCCGCTTGGCGGCGTCCATCTTGAGGTCGTCGATCTGCTCCTGGAACAGCTCTTGGAGCTTCTCGTCGGGGAACTGCTCACCGAGGTCGCGCAGCGCTCCGGTCTTGGACTCCACGCCGAGCTGGAGCTTGACCAGCAGCTCGTTGAGCTTGACCAGGGTGTCGGTCGGCAGCGGCTCGGGCCACACGACCTCGTTGTGGTAGACCTGGGGGTCGGACGGGTCGATGAAGTCGGGCTGGTCGGAGCGCTTGATGCCCTCGGTCATCGGGTCGTAGTACACCGTCTGCGGCTCGAACACGAACAGGTTCCGGAGGATCATCTCGTTGATGCGCCGGATGCCCGTGCCGTACTGCACCTTCTTGAGGTGGTACTTGAGCATGGTGGGGAAGTACTGAATGGCCAGAGCCACGCCGGACGTGTTGCTGATGGCCTGCTCCTGGCCCAGCGACGTCTCGGGCACGCCGGTCAGCTCGTGCATCCACGCCTTGATCCGGTCCAGGAACTCCAGCGCCGGGCCAAGGCCCTCGAAGCCACCGGCCAGGTTCTCCACCCGGGCATCCTTCTGCTGGAGCGACCAGATCTTGTTCGCGCCCATCTCCAGGTTGCTGGCCTTGGCCCCGGTGATGATGGTGACCGGCGCGACGTGGTAGTTGATGATGTCCAGGATGTCGGTCGCGGTCTCGTTGTACGTGCGGTTCAGCGGGATGATGTCCTGGATGTCCGAGAGACCCCAAGGGCTTGCCAGTACGGGCTTATTCGCAATGTGAACCACAGGTATAAAGCCAAGCGGATTCGGACGCCGGTCGATAAGCTGGTCATTGACATACTCCTCGATGAAGTCGTCGGTGATGATCTCCACGTAGGTGCAGACGATCCGGGTGCCCTCGCCGCTGGTGGTCCAGAAGCGGTACTTGAGCTTGAACCGGATCAGCCGGTCCTTGTCGTGCGGGTGCCACTCGGGGTAGCAGAAGCTCGGGTTCATCGGGAGGATGCGGACGCGGCCCGGGTGCTGCATGCCCGACCCGTCCACCCACGCGGGGTCATACGCAATTTTCGTGAAGGCATCGCCGTAGACGCTGCCGCTGTTGCCGATGGCCCACAGCAGCTCATCGCGGTTGTTGTCCTGCGTCCACACGCGGTCCAGCAGGGCAGGCGTGATGTGCTGGAACTCCGGATCGACGGAGAAGCTGATGCCCTTGCCGAACGTAAAATTCACCAGGAAGTCGCTCAGCGCGGCCACGTAGTTGGCAGTGACCTGGGGCTCGCCCGGGGGACGGCGGTACGCCCAGTGATGGCCCAGGTAGAACGCCGCCGCGTTGGCGTACCTGGTGAGCCGTGGTCCGTGGACCTCGAACTCTTCGTCGGCAAGCTCGATGAGACCTAACGGGCTGACGGAGATCGTCAGGTCGCTTCCAGCGGCCCGCATGCTGGGGCTTACGAAGTCAAGCGCCACATCGTCCCCAGTCAGGTTGGCTTCACGGACACCTCTGATTCTACAGCTTGACATGCTGCGGCTGTGATGCTACCTTCGTCCTTGTGCCCGAGTCCGAACTTCACACGCAAACCCATTGCCGAAGCGACCTGGGCACACCCAAGGCTCCTACTGAGGGGAGAAGCATGAAGCTCTCGCAGGTCATCGACGAGATCCGGGCAGAGTACCCGGATGCCGACGACGCCAAGATCGCAAACCTCACCATCGACGCCGCCCTGGCCTCTGGTGACGCCCAGAACCTACTGTTCCCTGCCGTGCATGCGTTCGTCATCACGCTGGAGCGGACCCGTGTCCGGAACAACGAGCGCAGGTCAGCGCCGTTCCGCAACCGCCCGGCCCCGGCACCTCGCAAGGGCAAGACGCCCAGCGCCAACGACGAGGCTGCACGCCAGAAGGAGTACGTCAAGCCGGGCTCCGACGAGGACCCCGCCGTGGCCGCGCGCCGGGCACTGCTCCGCGACACCGTGTACGTGCCCGAGAAGGGCCGCGTGGCATGGGGCGAGCTGACGGTCGATGACCACGAAGCCCGGATCGCGTTCCTACGGCAGCGCATCGCGGGCCACCAGGCCACGATCGACCGCCACCAGGAGGCCGTAGCCGTGCTCCGCGAGTCGGGCTGCAAGACGCTCGACGAGTACTACCAGTAGCTTCCTGGCCCGGTCCAAGGCCGTTACGACTACCCAAGCGTGGCACGACCGGGCCAGGATCAGTTTTCCTTGGCTGCCCAAGGCCCACACGCATACCCAGTGTCTTCACGGCAGCCAAGGTCAGTTTTCCGCGAGAGCGCCCATACCCGCTGCGAATATCCACGGAAGCAACGGCGCTCTCGCGGGCCAGTTTGCCCGGTCCTCGGAGGCAACGCACACCCATTCACCGCACGACCGGGCACCATCTTACGAGCGCCCATTAGAGAAACGAATACCCAGCGTGGACACGGCGCTCGTAGCATTAAGGAGGACTGATGAAGGCACAGCGGTCAGGATCGTGGGCCGAGCTTCGGCAGCTCGCGGAGATGTTCAACGACGCCCAGCAGTTCCGTATGGCCGAGGCGGGCAAGGCCCGGTCAGGCACCATCGACGCTGACCCGGAGGGGCTGCTGGCAGGCGTGGTCGGGCTGTACAAGAAGGCCGAGACGGACCTGATGAAGGAACTCGTGGCATGCTACAAGGCGACCGTGCCCTCGGGCATCCGGGCGTGGCAAGAGTCCGATGACGTCAAGGGCGTAGGTGCCCCGACGCTGGCCCGGCTGCTCGGCGTCATCGGCCACCCGGTCCACGCTGAGCCGAAGTACTGGGTGGGTGAGGGAACCGGCGAGCGCCAGCTCGTGGCCGGGGAGCCCTTCGACCGCACCGTGGGCCAGCTCTGGGCGTACTGCGGCTACGGAGATCCGGGCCGCCGCCCGCGCGTCAAGGGCATCAGCAAGGAAGACCTGATGGCGGCCGGTAGCCCGAAGGCCAAGACCCTGACCTTCCTCATCGCGCAGGGTGTCGTCAAGGCTGGCATCCGAAACAAGCAGCCGGTCACCCAGTACGGCAAGCTGTACTACGCCACGAAGGACGAGTACCGCGAGCGCGTGCACAGCGGGCCATGCCCGGGCGGCTACGGCAGCGCCGGGGGCAAGGTCGTCTTCATCAAGTGCAAGACCGGCCCGGAGGGCGCATACGCCGTTGCCGGTGATCCCTTCCAGCCGTCGCACATCGAGGCCATCGGCTACCGCAGGCTGTGCAAGGAGATCCTGCGCGACCTGTGGGTGGCATCCAGGGATTGACATGCCCGATCCGGGCATGCTACCGTTCTCATCATCGACAACGACGTTAAGGAGGGCTTATGGGAGAGCTGATCGCGGACTTCATCGTGTGGTGCATCACCACCTGGGCGGGCCGGGCGGTCGGGGTGGTGCTGCTCGCGTTCTTCGCCTTCATCGGCTGGCACTTCGAGTACGGGACCGAGCACAGCGTGACCTTCACCATCACCGGGATCGAGGACCAGGGCGGCTACAACAGCCACAAGTACCTGATCTTCACCACCCACGACGGGCGCACCGAGGTGTTCGAGAACACCGACGCCTTCCTCCACGGCAAGAACGACTCGTCCGACGTGCAGGCCCGGTTCGTCGCGGCCGGGAAGGGCTCGGTCTGGGACTGCCCGGTCTACGGCTTCCGCAACTTCTTCTCCAGCAGCTACCGGGACATCCTGGACGGCTGCAAGCAGGTCGTCAAGGTGTCTGGCCCGGGCTCGGGCGCGAACTTCTACCCGACGCCGAACGGCAAGGCCCCGCTGACGACGCAGCTCACCCAGACGTCGCCGTAGCGGACGAGTACGGAGGCCCGGACCCGAGCGTATCCGCTGCTCACAGGGTTCCGGGCCTTCGGCTTGCAACAACCAGATGCTAGCTATAGGATGTCAGCAACATCAAGACAGGAGGCACTATGCACTCAGACACCATCCCCGGCGACGGCCCGGGCAACCACCGGATGCGAGGGGCGCTGCCCCGCCAGCAGGGCGACGGCCGGAAGCCGTTACCCCACGTCCTCACCGGGCTGCTCACGCTCGTGCTGACGCTGCTCGCCGGGCACTTCTCGCACATCCTCCAGGGCCAGCAGGGTCCGCAGGGCACCACCACGGTCGTCAGCAAGGCCGCCCAGGACTACGGCATCTGCGCGTACTTCGGCCCGGACAAGCACGGTCGCACCCGGCTCCAGCTCTTTGCCCCCACGGGTGACGCGGCCGGGTCGTACTGCGCCAAGGGCACGCTCATCAGCGTGATTCCCGCCAAGAAGTAACCATGACGGATGGCTGGTGGGTCGTCGTCATCTGCGTGGCGGCTTGCCTGCTCATCCTCAGCATAGGTATCTACCACATCCCAGAAGACGATGAATCGGAGGACCATGAAGATCACCAATATCATCAGGAGCCGCAGGGTCGTGCTCGGCACGCTGGCCTGCGCCGCCGCCCTCGCGGTCGGCATTCCGGTGGCAGGCGCTAGCCCCGCTCCCTCCACCGTCCGGTCGGGGCACAACGCCTGCGTGACC